GGATTCGATGCTGTCGTGGCAGTTGGCTCAGGAGTATCCGACAACGCCCGAAGAGGCGTTCATAAAGTCTGGTAACCCGGTGTTCGATTTGGATTCGTTGGAGGCAATGAATTCGATGGTTGAAGAAGGTCAGGCCGGTTATCTGTGGGAACCTGCACGCGGGGTTCCGGAGTTTCGTAAAGATGCTTACAGTTTGGCGTGAACCGGTTTCAAACCGGGCGTACTGTATCGGTGTCGATACGGCGGAAGGGCTGGCGCACGGCGACTATTCGTGTGCACAGGTTATAGATGTGCGTGCCGGTGAACAGGTCGCTATCTGGCATGGACACATTCCACCGGATACGTTAGCCAACGAAGTGCACCTGTTGGCGTTGTGGTACAATAATGCTTTAACGTGTGTGGAGTCGAACAATCACGGGTTGACTACTATGTCGCAGGAGTTTGGGTGGAAGACGACGCGAACGTCGAAACCGTTGCTGATTGACGATTTGGGGATGGCTATCCGTAACGACGAGATGATCGTCCACGACCGGTACACGTTGGCGGAGTTACGCACGTATGTACGGTCCAGCAGGGGGTCGATGAATGGTTCCCCGCATGATGACCGTGTGATGGCGTTGGCTTTATCTAATCAGATGCGCCAGTACGCTTTCATGCCGGAATATGCACCTGCCGCAGACGACTACTGGACTATCGACTGGTTTGCCCGGATGATCAAACCGGACGAGAATCCTGATTTGCGAATCGGTGCACACACGATACGTGGGACAGTTTAGACTGTCTCATTAGGACACTTTATGAAACCTAGGAGGTTTCTGATGGCAAGGCCCAATTTCGTTTCTCATACAAACGGAACCCAGACAATTGATGGTCGTAGTGGCCAGAACGACAAGATGGAACGTGGCGGTTCTGTCGTGTCTAACCCGATTTGGGAACCGGCTGCACCGAACTCGCCGAAGCAGCGGTTCAGTAACCCGAAGTACGCCAATCAGACTGGCGGCTACGGTGAGGTCAGTGTACGTGAGACGCCTCTGAACCAGCATGGTCCGCTTGGCAAGGTTGAGCCTGCGAAGCCGCAGCCTGACCTGAAGGGTCACAACGCTGCACCGCACACCAAGCGTCCGTAACTGTGGCGGTTCTGCCACATGATGCGACGTTTGAAGATTTCGTTTCATACACGGAATCTCTTCGGGGGTCTTTGGAACCTTTGGTTCTCAAGGACCTCTGGGAGTGGCGTCAAAAACTTTTAGGGATCCGTTTCGACACGGGTCGCGGTTTCCGCACCCAGTTGCCTCCCGATGAACAGCATTTGACTCGTGAACAGCGAGGGCGGAAGGTTGAGGCGGAAGCGAAGGCTCAGGGTCGCAGCATTGAACGTCTACCCGATAAGGCATATTTCTGATGGCTCGTCTGACTCGCGCTGACAAGTATGAGATAATTCAACGCAAGTTGGAGGGTGCTGCCCGTTGGCGTGACGAAATGGGTTACGACGACCTGTGGCGTCGCATGAACGACCTGTACAGGGGGAAGCATTGGCCTAGAACGACAGCCAATCAAGATTTGGTGGCGGTCAATTTGGCTTTCAGCACTATCAATGTGATTGCGCCGTCTGTGTCGGTCAACTATCCGAAGGTGATTGTTTCTCCGAACAAGGAGGAGAATCAGGATCGGGCAACATTCGTTGAGGCGGTCATCAACTATTTGTGGCGGCATCACGATTTCCGTAAGCCTTTCCAGCGGGCTGTGAAAGATTTTCTGATCTTCGGGCATGGCTGGTTGAAGGTTGGTTGGAAGTTTGTTGAGCAGGAACGCCAGTTGGGTGAGGCTGAGCGGGACGAAATGTTTCAGACGGCTGTCGCTGAAATGGATAGTCTCGCCAGCGAAGATCCGTTTATGGCGGGAGAGTTGCCTGACAATGCTCAGATGGCGGCAGATGTTCCAACTACGTCCATGACTGTGGTGGAGGATCAGCCGTTCGTGGATCGTGTGTCACCGTTCGACATTTTTGTGGACCCGGAGGCGACGTGCATTGAGGATGCGAAGTGGATTGCGCAACGCATTATACGACCCTTGGATGAGGCGAAGAAAGATAAGCGATATAAGGCGAGTGCACGCAGGGATTTGAGTGCCGATTCGCTGCTGAACCCGGTCTTTGGCACAACTGACCGTCAGGAACAGGAACGATTCCTGATTGACGATGAACGCACTGTCGTGTTCGAATTTTATGATATTGAAAACAACACGATGGCTGTGGTTCCGCAGTCGGGTGCAGAATTTCTTGTAGATCCGTCACCCATGCCGTACGCTTACGGTCAACCGTTCGTGATGATGCGCAATTACGATGTGCCTGACTATTTTTACCCGATGGGTGATCTGGAATCTATCGAATCGTTGCAGTTGGAGTTGGATAAGACCCGTTCACAGTTGGTTAACGCCCGCAAACGGTATGCCCGCAAATATTTGTTCCATGAGCGGTCGTTTGGCCCTGAGGGCCGTGAGGCTCTGGAATCTGATGAAGATGGCCGGTTGGTGCCGGTTGTGGATGAGAACAAGCCGTTGAGTGAAGTTGTTATTCCGATGCCGCAGACACCTTTGTCGGCAGATATATACAACTTTTCTGCAATCATCGAAGAGGACATCAACACGGTGTCTGGTGTGTCAGAGTATGCGCGTGGTCAAATGCCGGAGATTCGTCGCACGGCGACGGAAGCCAGCATTATTGCTGACGCAGGCAACAGTAGGGTGGCTGAAAAGTTGGCTATTGTTGAGATGTCTATTGCGCAGGTGGCGCGGCGTGTCGTACAGGTCATGCAACAGTTTATGACCGGTGAGGAGATGGCGCGTGTCGCCATTGCCGGTCCACAGGACATGTTTATCACGTACACCCGGGATGATATTGTTGGCGAGTTCGATTTCAGTGTTGAGGCTGGTTCTACACAGCCGATCAACGACACTGTGCGTAGGCGGCAGGCTGTAGAGTTGATGCAGGCTTTGGCACCGTTTGTCGGTGTCGTGGTTGATCCGGGTGCGCTGGTCCGTTACGTGTTGCAAAATTCGTTCGGGGTGAAGGATCCGGACAAGTTTATGATGCAGCAACCGGTGCAACAGGAGGGTCCTGAGGGGCCTGAGGGTCCTGAGGGGGCACCGCAGGGGATGCCCCCGGGGGGTATACCAGCGGGTATACCAGCGGGGGGCGGTAATGCGCCTTCCATGCCGCCTGAACTGATGCGGCTGCTACAAGAACAAATGGGGTCGGGTTCTGGACCCCAGATAGGCAACCGGTAAGTGGGACAGTTTGTATCTGTCTTATAGGAGCAACCATTTGGACTCCGAGGAGAAAATAGGATAATGGCAGAAGATGCGACGGGAACCGACTTGTCGGTTAACCCAGATTCTTCAGTTGAGGTTTCACAGGAACCAGCAGCCGAATCTTTTACCGTCAAGGTAGATGGTGGAGAGCAGCAGGTCAGTCTGGAGGAACTTCGGGATGGATACCAGCGACAGTCGGATTACACCCGTAAGACGCAGGAGTTGGCATCCGAACGTAAAAGGTTAGAACAGGCTGAGGCTATTGTGTCGTCTCTGGAATCAGATCCAGAATCGACACTCAAGGCTCTTAGTGATGCGTTTGGAATAAGTGTGGCATCGGAACAGTCCGGGGATCTCATTGGATCCTCGTGGGATGAGCCGGATGATACGACTTCCAAACGGTTGCAGGAACTTGAAGGTCGCGTGCAGGGTTATGACCGGCTACATAAGAAGCAGGCATTAGAGAAGCAGGTTACTGTTTTAAAGGGAAAGTACGGCGACTTTGACCAATCTGAACTTTTTCAACACGCTCTACGTAACAAAATAGGCAATCTTGAAGCCGCGTTAACACATATGCGGTATGATGAGGTGTCTACGAAGGCGGAGAAGTTGGAAAAGGAGCAGGAACGTATGGAAGCCAAACGTGGCGCTAGTGTGGTGGAACCTTCCGGTTCCAAGCAGGCTGGTTCCTCCCGTAAAAGTTCTGAGAAGCCCGTTTCAAGCATTCGTGAGGCTTACCAGAACGCTAAACAGGAGCACGCTTCATAACTTAGAGAGAAGGTGACAGATAATGGCTGGTAACAGCAACTTTGACGAGATTCTGTCTACCACCCTCAAGAATTACATCCCGAAACTGACTGACAACATCTTTAACGCAAGGCCTTTGTTCTATGCGTTGACGAATGGTCAAACGATTCGGCGTATTTCGGGTGGTGCGAATATCGTCGTCCCAATCATTTATGGGACAAACAGTACGGCTGGTTCGTACAGTGGCACGGATACTATTGACATCACGGCTCAGACAGGCATTTCGGCTGCTGAGTATTCGTGGGGACAGTATGCCGCCACAGTTACTATCAGCGGTATTGAGGAAGCCAAAAATAACGGTGAGGCACAGATCATTGATCTGCTGGAAGGCAAGATTTTCCAGACGCAGGAAACCGTTATCGAAAACATGAACACCATGTTTTGGGCTGATGGTTCCGGCAACAGCAGCAAGGATTGGAACGGTATAGGGAACATTGTTGGTGGAACCGGCGTGAGCCTTGGTGGAATCGATCCGCTTGGCGCTGGTAACAGTTGGTGGAAGTCCACTGAAGTCAATCAGGGTGGTGCGCTCACTATAGCCAGCATGGCTAACATATATAACACCATTTCGGTTGGTAACGACCAGCCGACTATTGCAATCACCACGCAGACTTTGTACGAGAAGTACGAGGCACTATTGACTGGTCAGATTCGGTACACGGATACCGATATGGCTGACGGCGGGTTCCAGAACCTGCTGTTCAAGGGTGCACCCGTAACCTTCGATGATGCGTGTGCCTCTGGTCAGATGGTGTTCCTTAACACTAAGTACCTGCAGTTGGTTGCTCATAGCGATGTCTGGTTTAAGCCGACACCGTTTGTGCGGCCCACCAATCAGGACGCTGTGTTCTCACAGTTGCTTTGTTATGGACAGTTGACGTGCAGTAACCGTGCACGTCAGGGCTTCATGCATTCGGCTACCTGATCCTGATGGGACGAGGATTCGCTTACGCTTACAAGGCTGGCTCGCGCCCTTACGGGCAGCCCGCTGGGGACAAGTTTCGGGATTCGACACCACGGCCTCAAACCGTGGGATTCTCCCGCAACATCCAGCAAGTCAACCCAATGAGCAGCGAACCCGTTGTTCCAGAAGCGGTCAAATGCAGTTCGCTGACCCGTACCGGGGCACCCTGTAAGGGGCGTCCCGTTACGGGCAGTGATCTGTGTATCTTTCACACGACGTAAGGTTGTTTCGTGCAACTCAGCGCGATGCGCGATCACGTTCGCAACGTGGTTCAGATCACGACAAACGACATTTCCGATGTAACAATGAATGTGTTTATCCGTGAAGGATACGACATCATCGTGTATTCGGAAAAGCGATGGCCGTTTTATGAAGTCGCTACCACGTTTTCAACCGTGGTGGATCAGGCAGACTATTCGATGTCCGACATTGGGACTGCTCTCAGTTTCACCCACGACGGTGTAACCTTTTCAGGGGCGTCTGCACCGAAGAATGTCGGGTTGCGTGAAGTTGCGGCAATGAAAACCGACAACCACGTCTTAGAATACATCGGGTACGATGTGGGTGACATTATTTACCCGTTGGATTCCAACACGACAGGCCGACCATGGTACTGGTCTATGTGGAGTGCCGGGTCAAGCGCATCAACGGCAATCAGCAATCAGACAATCCGCCTGTACCCCACCCCAAGCGAAGTTCAAACAATTTCTATTCGCGCCTACCGAAACCCGGTGGACTTCGGCGGCAACACCGCCGTGTACCGGACTACGATTGCAGATGCGAACACACCGGATCTGCCGGTGCCGTTCGACAACGTACTGTCCCTGTACGGTATTTACAGGGCTTATCAGCAGCAGGAAGACGCCATGATGGCGAACCAGTATTTCTCCCTGTTCCAAGGCGAGTTGGATAACTTGCGGGCACGATTTGAAGACACCCCTGCCCCGCAGCCGCTGCTGTTGAACTCTGTTGGGGCTTCCCGGTGGAGAAGTCAGAGTTACATGCCGGGACTCCTCCGCTACCCTTACCCCTTCCGATAATGCCGTTTGCAGTCAAAACGCCGTCGGCGTCCACATCGGAACCGTACCGGTACGAGGAAAAAGCCGACTTTACTGGTGGTCTGAATCTGCGTTCCGACCAGTTCAACCTGTCGGAGAACGAATCCCCCGCCATGCTGAATGTCGAAGTTGACCCACGCGGTGGTGTACGGCGACGTGATGCGCTGGTGAAAGTTAACGCCACGGTGTTGACAAACGAAATTATTGGCTTGATGACCCATTATGAGGCTGGTCAAAATCAGGTTCTAGCCGCCATCAACGATCCGGCCACAAGCAACTCCAAGTTGCAGTGGAACGACGACGTTACCGGCGACTTCGCCGGAACCGTCTCCTACACCAGCACAGACGTTGAGTTTGATACGACACAACCACCCCGTGGCGTGACCTTCAACGGCTATACGTACATTGTCAACGGCAAGTTGTTGGCCAGCACTGGGCATACGGCTTACGCTGCGGTGCGTTGGAGCGGCGCAGATGCCGACACAGCGTTAGCAACACCCGATTTGGACGGGTCGAACGGGCATTTCCCGTGCGCCCGCTACATGGCTGTGTGGGGGCAGCGCGTCTGGGTTGCGTACACGCTGGAAACGATAGACGGGTTGAAAACGAATCGGATCCGATGGTCCAAGGTGGATGATGCAGAAAATTGGACCGCCACCGACTTTATCGACGTGGACCCGGGGGAAGACGGCGACCACATAACGGGCATTATCGCTGATCAGAACCGTCTTCTCGTCTTTAAAGAGAATTCGGTTTACGAAGTTCTCGGTTTCGACACCGACACTTTCCAAGTTCGCAACGTCACCCGGGTGGCTGGAAACCGGGAAGGTTGCACACCCGTAGCGACCCCTGCCGGTATTTTCTTCTGGTATGCGGAAGAAGGCATCTATCTGGTGCAGGCAGAAAATCTGGCATGGGTGTTTGAACGGATCAGACCGGCAATGACCTACGATGTCGGACAGCCTGCGTTGACGCTGGACACCGCACCGTCACTAATGTGGTTCGATGAACGCCTGTGGGTGTCTGTGGACTATCAGTCGGATGACAACATTTCGGGGTCCAGTCAGAACAATCGCCGCAACGTGTTTGTGTGGGACCCATCGCTGGGTCCAATAGGGGCGTGGACCCGGCATGACATCAACGCACGGTCCTTGCTGGCGTACCGCCCTACCGGTGCTGAACATTTTGGGATAGCGGCCACATCCAACATTACCACTGTTGCTTCGTTTGACCGTATCTCCAAGTTGGATCAAAACTACGATTATGACGACTATGTGGGTGCTGTCAGCGAAATCAACTCGTTCTACCACACCGGATGGTTTGAAGGCAACCGGCCCACATTCCCGAAACGCTGGGGGAAGACACGCACTGTTGTCCTGTCGGACAACCCCACCGTGATCGTGATGTACGTCTACAAAAACTATGATTCCAGCACGGCGCTGGCAGGCTATTCCAAGACCATGAGCGGCATGGACACTCCCGCCGTGTGGGGTGGAGGAACCAGCCTCTGGGACGCCACTGACTGGCAGCCGGAGGGCACGTCCGACAAGTATGCGTTCGGTCGCTGGCCCACGATTGGGACAGCGCAGGCTATTAGTCTGAGGTTTAGTGTTTCTCCCACCGTGTCCACGCGGGGCAAGTGGGGGGTAACATCGGTTGTAGGCATGTACAGGACTCGGAGGTTGCGGTAAATGGCTGCTTTGGCGGTTACGAATGCGTTCGTGGCGGGGACAAACATTGTCGCGTCACAGATGAATGCCAACTTCACCGATGTAGTCACTTGGGCGACACAGACTCCCACGTTGTCTACGTCGGGGTCGGCTACCACAGTCAGTGGTACGTTGTCTGTGACGGAGGCTGCGACCTTTGATGCTTTGGCGACGTTCAAGGCTCACGTCAAGATCAGTCACGATTTGGGTACCAGTGGTTCCATATACTGGGAGGGGGCCACGGATAATGACTTTGAGACATATTTGCAGGCTACTGATCCGACGGCGGATCGCACGATCACGTTACCGGACGCTACCGGGACAGTAGCGTTGACTTCCGATATTACGACTTCGGTGACAGCGGTGACGGGCACGGCACCAATCGTGTCATCGGGCGGTTACACGCCTGCTATTTCGATCACTACTAATGATGCTCAACTGATTCTGAACAACACTATCTTCAACTAAGGACAACAGAACATGGCAACATACTCCAAGCACGTACTCAGTGGAACCCCCGCTGATGGCAGAAACATTAAGGTTGCTGCTACGGCCACGGCGGGAACGCTGATTCATACGGCGATAGCGGGCACTTCTGACC